ATTTTTTTCCTTATATTCTTTATTTTTTTGACTAATTTTCTCTTTATTATTTTCCTTATATTCTTTATTTTTTTGACTAATTTTCTCTTTATTATTTTCTCTATATTCTTTTTCGTATTCTTTCCTGTATTCTGGGCTAATATATGCTTTGATTTGATTTGCTAAATTTTGATATTTTTCAATAACCTGTTGCTCTCTCATTCTTAATTCCTCACAACAATTACAAGCGTAATTCTCAATTAGAATTATTTTATTACCATTTCCTTTATAGTTATGTCTTGAAAATCTGTTTGAAAGTGTCTGACAAGTTGAACCGATATAAATAGTCTCATTTTCAGTATTTACAACCCTGTATATTTTACCATTTTTGTAATTTACCATTTTTTATCTGTTTATTTATGTTATTTTATGTTTTTAAATTCATTTTTATTTTTAAAAAAAAATATATATAATAAAGATGCATAAAGAAAATGAAAATACACAATTGATTACTGACGACCACAGTGAAGTATTTACAGAGAGTAATTGTCAGTGTCTGTTCTGTTATGAAACACGAAGATTAGGTGTAGAATTCAATCATTATGAACCTACAACTCATTTGCAGAAGAGAATGAAAAGGGTCATTGAAAAGTTAGAAAGTAAATATAAGTAATTTTATAACTTGTAATAGTTATAAAATAAAAAGATATTACCATAGTTTAGAAAAACACTTTTGTATCATTTAGATTTATTTTTTCTGCCATATGGTGTAAAATCATTGTATTTGTATCTTTTGAATTACTCCTGTTTGCCCGCGGTTTACCAAATTGTATTATATTAGTAAGTTCTTGTATAATTTCATAATTAGCACTATTTACACGTACACTAATGTTTCGTTTTGATAAACGGTCAATAGCTTCTTTTTTAGGCAAACGTTTCTTCATACCAGCATTTCTTGCTTTTTGACCCATTATCGATAATTTGAAATTAGGACTTAAAGAAAATATTCAATTTTATTTTTATAATCATTTTTTTGACACAACTTTAAAAGTGTCAAAAGAATATTTTTGGGAACTTTTTTTTCTTGTAAGGCATTAAAATTGGAAAAGTTCAACAGGGATTTTCTAGTTAAATTTAGGTCAAAGTGTGTAGAACGCCATTGCCATGTTTTATAATTACACGATTATGGCAATGACGTTCCATCGTATCTTGGCTTGATTACAGGCTTAATTTTTAGGTCAAAAAAAACAGACATAAAATGAAAAAGTTCGCAGTCAAATATCGCTATTTCCCTATCCCTATATAGGAACGCCATCCCCTTCAAATAATCTAACAGGATTATCTTCTATAATTTTATTATCAACTTTACAATCCACAATAAAAGAGTTATAAATTCTCATTCCAATGTTAGGAGACAAATTATTGCCCCGTAGATGAGATTTAAAATCTTCAATAACATAAGGAGCATTTATATCTCTAACCTTTTTACCATTAACCATCACATACTTATTAACCTGTTTTAACTGCGTATAACCAAAATCTTTAAAAATAGAGTTTAATAAAGTAATACAATTTTTGTCGCTCATTTCTTCTTTACCTTTTCGTCTGTCTCTAATGTTAAATACATTCCTAATATTCGTCTCGTCATTTCTAACTTTTTCACACCAATCATTAATGCGTTCTTTACTAATAGTCTCACCAACCTTTTGAGAGTAATCTAAACCAAGGTCTTTTAGTATCCCAATCATATTATATACCTTACTACTTCTATGAGAGGACATTACCGCAAGTTGGTTAATATCGTGTTCTTTTCTAAAAAGACTATCGAGCCCTGAAAGGTCATTTTTAACTTTCTTCTCTGTTTTAATATTATTCAACTTTGCTTGTCTATACTCATTAAAAATCTTCCAAAATTCATCATCATAATTATTATTAACCCATTCATTAGGATTACCATCACTAAAAAACTTTACAAACTCATATTTTTTAATCTTATCTTTATCTTCGTCATCAAGGACAACACCTTTGCCTCTTTTAAGAGTTAATACATTAAACTCATCTTTTTCTATAAGAGGTATTGAACTGAAAGGAGTTAAATCCTCGTGCACGGATATAATAGGAGGCATTTCCTCTGTTGTAGTTTTTTTTATTTCAATATCATAATTACATTCAGTTAAAAACGCATATACTAAATTAGTTAAACGAGATACAGATAAATTATGTTCTAATTGATTATAACAAAGTAATTTTTTAAGATACAAGGGAGCAAGTTCAAAGAGGTCAAATAATTCCTTCTTATGAAGTTCAAACCATTTAAGGTCGTTAAGAATATCTGTCTTATCACAAGGATTATTACGTTCGGGCATATCAACAATATGGACCATAATCTCATTGTCTATAAGGTGTCTAACACGATAATGACACTGAAATAAATCTACAACATTATTTTTTGCTTTGCTACTAAAACTCATATAGCACTTGTTGAAATGGTTAGGTATATCATAATTAATACCAACAGTAATCGTCGTAGTCGTAATAACACAATCAACATCCCATTCCTTGCGAACATCGGTAATCTCTTTACCTGTCCCTTTGCTATACAGTCTAATACTTTTATTAGGAAATTTTCTCTCCAAAGTTAAAGCCCATTCACTCGCTCTTTTAGCAGATGTAATACATACATACACCTTTTTATCTTTTTCAAGGTCATCAATGATATAAGGAAAGAGAGCATCGTAATCACTCCTTTCTGAACTCTCTAAAATAGTTGCTTTTCTCTTATCCATAGGTCTCTTGTAATTTAGGAATAATGTAGGTAATTGGAAATATGTTAAAAAATCAAGAGTTTTAGCATTAATAAAAGCATCACAAAACAGTATTTTATTGCTACTTCTTAACATACCATAAAACGCCTCACTATTCAGATCAAAATTCTTACCATTCGTTTCTTTACATGTATGAGATGTTAAATTTGCCTGACATTCATCAACTACAACGAGGTCAAACGGATTTTTCATACAAAAATCATAAGAAATTTTATATAAGCTCTCCATACTGATGACGATACGATTACAAGTAGCAATATCACTATTTTTCATATCCTTATAGCATTTAAATTTTTGTTGCTCTTCACCAATTTTTTCGTTATACTCGTGTGTAATACTTTTAGCAAAACTAATTCGTGGAGACAATACAATAACTCGTTTAGGATTGTTTTCCTTAATCCACTTGCAAATACTCGTAGTCTTACCTGACCCCATACAACTGTTTATACACAATACTTTTCTATGTTTTTCCCATTCTAAATCTTTTACATACCTAACACTCTCGTCAATATCAACCTTTTGGATATAATTAGTTGAATACTTATCAAACATAACACTAATGCTTTCGTCGTGTTTAATAAGGTGCGTTAGACTTTGTAGTTTATACTCCATAACTTCATAATCAATATCATAACCTTCGTTCATAGGTTTTTCAATAATCTGAACTTGACAACCATCTAAAACCTTAAAAATCTGCTCCTCCATTCTTTTTAAAACATGGTCTAAATTATTAGGTAGTCCATCCTTGTAAAGCATAATACCATCATATACAAGCGACGCTACTTTAATACCTTCCATGCGACAGACATCATAGATACACATTAGGCATTTGTTTTCCAAGTCTGTCATAAGATAGTTAATAGTAGTTCCACCAATATTGTAATCACCTTTACCATTTGCTTTCTTTTGTTTTAGAGCAGTCCTTTTGAATTGAGGTTCAAGTAAAGAGACTTGTTCTGTAATATCTTTAACATTGAAATAATAATCTATATACCATTGGGGATAATCATCAACCTGTCCTTCATATTTATCTCGTCCATTAATAATTGCGAGTAAATCCGCTTTAACATCATCTTTGTCAAAACCTGTTATATCCATAATTTCTTGAATACATTTATCACGATTATCAATATAATAAGAAAGTCCTTCACAAGGAATATTATTAGTCTTACAATACCATTGTAAAAGTGTCGGATGTGCGTTTTTAATATCAATATCAATCATCTTTTCTTGTGCTATGGTATGTCTAATCCTTTTACAAATATTTTGAAGCTGTAATTTTCTATGTCCGTAATACCTTCCAAATCCATAAGATTTTTGTTTGTATTTAATATCAATTTCACCTGAATGGTTCAATGAGTTATGATAATAAATTAGTAAAGTCAATTGTCCTTCTTTATCTAACTTCTTACCGTTAATAAAGGCTGAACCTAAATCAAATTTCTCGTGGTTAGCAAGAATATAGTTGAGCTTATCCTTATCAATACATTCAAGAAGTTGAATGTCTCTTCCATCAGGATTGAATACTTCAACCATTTTATCATCTCTTTTCCTTGCATCCTTTATCTTTTTGATATTCCTACAACTATCACAAACCTTTGTTTCTTTATTGTTTTTACCAATAAAATGACTAACAGATAAATACTTTCTACATTTAGAGCACTTTTTTTGTTCCATTATTTTATTTATAGCAAGATTTTTTTTTTTAAATAATTTTTTATTTTACTATAAATAATGATTTTTTAAAACTTTTAAAAAATAAACCATTAAATCAAAAATTATTTTATTATAAGCAAAAATAACAAAATCTATTAAATAATACATAATATTCTTGTGTATTTTAACTTATTAAAAATTTTTACTAATACGAAATACACAACAATCTTATAAAAAAGTATAATAGATTTTGTTATAACTCGTTATAATTTTATTAATTTGAAATTAATGATTTAAAAACAAGATATTATAATAATAAATAAGATATGCCAAAGAAAGCGATTGATTATTCAAAATCTTGTATTTATAAAATATGCTGTAGAGACCCTGATATTACTGACATTTACATAGGTTCAACAACAGAATTAACAAAAAGGAGATATCATCATAAAAGTGCTTGTATAAATCCTAATAATAGAGTGAAATATAATAGACCCGTGTATCAATACATACGAGAGAATGGGGGTTGGGATAACTGGGAGGTTGTAAAGATTGAAAATTATGACTGTAAATGCGGTGAAGATTTATATAAAAGAGAGCGAGAATTGTTTGAGATATTAAAACCAACACTTAACAAATACAGACCTAATATTTCAGCAGAAGAGCTGAAAGAATTAAAGAAAAATTGTGATAAAGAATACCAACAAAAAAATAAAGTGAAAATTAAAGAATATAAGAAAGGATATTATGAAAAAAATAAAGAATTAAGGAAAATTTGTGATAAAGAATATAGAGAAAATAATAAAGACAAAATAAAAGAATATAGAGAAAAAAATAGAGAAAGTTTTAGGAAAAAAGCAAACGAAAAAATTACCTGTGAATGCGGCTCAACTATAAATAGAGGCAATTTATCAACACATCGTAAAACTAAAAAACATATAAAATTATTAGAACAACAGAATTAAGAATATAATATAATATTTAAAAATATTATATTTATTATAATAAAATGAGTAAGAAAAGTATTACAAAATTACACACATATATTACAGATAATAAGCCCACAGAAAAAGAATTATCAAAATTTGTTAAAGAACTTGCTTATCAAAATGAGCCAACGGAACGCACTATAAGCGTAAGATACTCGCAGTTTAAAAAACATATTAGGGACTTACACCCTGAATATTCTGATAAATTTCTAAAAGAACTCAATCCTCCCAATGATCTAACTAAAAAGATAATTACAGAAAACAAGCAGCGCAAATTACAGAAAAAAATGGTGGAGTTTGATGATGAACTCATTGAAAAAATCCTAAATTTAAAGGACAGTGATAATCCATATGAACAAGCAATATATCTTCAATTCGTTTCTGGTAGAAGAATAAATGAGGTATACGATAATCCTTTACGAATTAATAACAAACAACCTTTGGAAGTTGCGATGAAACTTTCTAAGAAAAACGGCGATGAAAA